TCATTGATAATATCATCTTATTTTTACCCTTCTTTTATAAAGTTTCCAAAATATGTCTGCCCCTTTATCGGTTGGACTATCTTTCATATCTAATAAGTTTTCTCTATCATATATAAATGAAAAATCTGCATAATTTTGATATTTTTTTCCTATTGAATATAGTTTATTAAAATATTCATCACTACCTGATTTTTCTTCTTTATCAAAGCAAATAACAATTTCACTCGGATGTGATGCTCGCATTAATATTTTTAAAGCATGTTTATTAAATTGACTTCCGCATACTGCAACTGAGCAATTGGCAAAATCAAATCCTTCAAATTGAAGTACTGATTTTTCCGCTTCAAATAAGAAACAAACTCCGGTTCTTCGTATATTTTCTTTTGTTTTATTTAATCCATACAAGTTAAGTGAAAGTGGATGACTATACCATTTTCCTTCTATTTGTACTGGCATATATTTACCCACATTCTCTACTTCCCATTCGTTGAGGGCGCGCCCTCGTATACCAATAAGTTTTCCATCTACGTTATAATGAGGAATTATAATTTTATTTTGAGGAATGGAATATCGAATATCAAATTTATCCATCGCGGACTTACTAATCCCATCTTTTAGCCACTCTTGCGGATAAAACTTAGTAAAACAATCTATAATTCCTTTTGGATAAGTTGGCAACTCGATACGCTCGGGCGCAGAATAAGTAGAACGTATACTCTTATACTTCTTCGGCGCGAAGCCGTCTAACTGTCTGTAATTACTACAGTCAAGTATTACTTTATATACGTCTTCATACCAATCATAATCTATCTGTCTGGTTTCGTAATAGGTTTTTAAGAATTGAAAAATACCCATTGAACCACATTCTGTATAGCACTGAAAGATATGACTATTCTCATAATAATATAATTTCATAGATGCTTCACTTGCATCTTCATTATGACATATAGTTTTAAAAATTACATATCCTGGTTTCTGTACGTAATCATCAGAACCTAGAGTTTCCATCAGTTGAATAACTTTTTGAGTATCTAATTGTTCTATAATACTTTTATAATCAATCAACTACTTCACCGCGATTTAACCTTTCTACTATTACTTTTAAATGTTCATACTCACTATCATCCCAACTTTTAATTTCATAATCATCTCTTGTATTAAAATTTTCTATTGGTTCAATTCTTGAATCAGTAATAAATAAATCACGTTTTCTTAGAGTACCTAAATTCATATCAGACCAAATACGAACTTGTGTCCATTCGCCACTACGGACTTTAAATATATCAGTTACTAAATTCGGCTTATTTTCTGGATGATTTTCATATAAAGGTTCTAACAATTCTAATTCTTCTTTAGTCGGTCTAGCCATAATCGCGCCATTATCAGCTTTATTAATTGTACTACGGCCACCCGCCAACGAGCCTTCATTTCGTATATCTTTATTATCATCACCTTTAGCATTTAATTGAGTTGATGTAAACATCGCCACATCTAATTCAACTGCTAAATCTTTTAATGCTGTAGCAAACATAAGTAATACTTCATCATTTCTTAAAGCAAATCCCTTAAATTCATTTAATAAAGAAGGTCCAATAAATATATAATCATAAAATACATAACCAATATCATGTACAATACAATTTTCTCTTACAATTGTTTTAACCGTTTCAATTGTTGGATTTGGCATTTTAACCAATATTAAATTTTCACTATATTTTTCCATTAAGTGAATTGCTTGAGTGATAACCGCCCGCTCTCTTTGTGAAAAATCTGCATATTTAAAACGGCTTCTACTTATATCAGTTAAATAAGCAAGAATCATTAACCTTACTTCTTTAAATCTTTGTTCTGTAACAATGAATAAAACCTTTTCACTATTTCCTTTTTGTTCCCATTGACAAGTTATATTATTATATCTAAAAGGATAAGCTAAATAACAAGCATCGGCTACTGCGTTAGATGTTTTACCTACTCCACTTGCAGCGCTTCGTATTGTTAATGTACCTTTTTTTGCTCCGTCTATAACTTGATTATAAATTGCGCCTTGAACTGGCATACCAATTTCATATGCTGCGCCAAGCTCATTAACTAAATCCTCCATTCCAGCTGCGGCAGATTCAATTTCTATTTCATCACTTGTTTCATATTTTGATTCTACTCCAAGTAATTTTTTTCTTACTGCATCTGTTATTTTTTTTGGAGTTAAAAAATTAAATTGTTCGTTAATTTCTTCACACTTCGGATTTGTTAAATCTTCACAATAAAATTCATCTGTATCAAAACCCTGCTTTTTTAAATCTTTTAAAAGGTTTAACATTTTAAAACGATTATAATAAAAATCAAAGTTATCAACTTCAGATAATTCTATTATATCTTGAAGATATTCAATACCATTTTTATCTTTAAAAGCTTTCGCAGATACTTGATCTGGTTCTATAAAATTCTCTATATCAATTGGTTGAATTTTTGTGGCGCCGTTTCGATATAGACCATTAATCGCCATAAAAATTGACCGTTCAAAACGAGTTGGAAAATCAGTTAGAACAAAAGAATATTTATCAATTTCACTTAATAATTGAGGCTTCTTCATTAAACAGCCGAGGATTTGTTGAATATCTCTTTTGTCTATCACTCTTCATCCTCCAAATCATCTAATACACTAAAATCGACTTTATATTTTTCTTTTTTAGGATTTTGTTTTTTAATTTTAACTTTAGTTCTTTCTGCTGCTTCGCGCATCTGACGTTCAATTTCTGCAACAGTACCAGCACTTTGTTGTTCTCTTTTTGCCCAATAATTACATGATTCTGTATATATAAAAGGTACAATTCCTATACCTCCATGGCCTTTATCCCAATCATTATGTTTTATATCATAAAAATATTTTAAAGCAAAAAAAATACCTTTATTAGTCATTTTTTCTTTAAGAAATTTTTTTCTTTGCGCTTCACACATATGATAGTCATAAGGTACTTTTAAATCACGAGAAATAAAATCATATATATAATCGTGGTATTCTTCGTCTGTTGCGGGGACAGCATGCTTCCAATCTTCATAACACTTTCTATGGTAGAAATAATTACGAGAAGCCATTATCCATTCTTTACCTTCTAAATCTATATTACGATCTATATCTCCGCCGCAGACTCTACAATGTACAATCGCTAATTTCTTCGCCATATAAAACTCCTTTCTTATTCTTTATTATATTATAACATAAATTAAGAAATTTGTCAAATTTAAAAAGCGTATCTAAAAGATACGCTTTAACTTATATATTTAACTATTCATTTCCCTCATGTCCAACAGAACCAGATAGAATAAATCTTTTTGGTCTTCAGTAATCTCTGAAAGTTTAATCTTTCTACCAAATACCATTTCAACCTTTTTCAAAATTCTGTCAGCATTTGATTCATCCGCACCAACTAAGGTTGTCCACAGCTGTGCTGCTTCTTCTCTAATCTCATCAAAATTAAGCTCTTCCTCAACCTTAGATTCAATTTTATCAACGACTGTCGCGCCATCTTCATCGCGCTGTTTATCAATAGCTTCATTAATAGCTTTAACCAGTTCGTCGTAACCAAGCTTAATTTTAGGAACTAAATATGGAAAACGACTGCCCGCCATTACGGTAGGAGTTTGTCGAGTATATAGCCATCTTTGACTGTTTCCATTCTCATCCCACTCAGTAGCGATATAACCAATAATATCTACAATTTGATTAACTACTTCATAACATCTCTTTGGCATGCTTGGCGCCAAGATTTCAATTTCGCTATCATCAGCTAACTTTTCTTTTCTTGTCTCAATATGGCTGATAAGCACAAGACCATATCCAAGCATTGTAATTTTTCTTAAACAATTTTCAAATTCCTTTTTAGTAAGAGTCCATCCTTGACCCCAAGGAATATCACGAATTGATTGAACACCATTTTGAGCGCATACAAACTGTTCACACATTTCATATGCAATTGTAGTAGTATCAATTGTAATTGTATCATACATTTCGCGAGCTTCGGGTTTTTCTAATTGCTTTAATACTTGACGAAATTCTGTCCACTTGTTAATATCAACAGCTTTAATTCCATCAATAGCATTATAACCTTTTTCAAAAGCAATCAGTAGATTTTTAGGAAAACGAGAAGCCATAGTAGTCTTACCAGTCTTTGGCTTCCCGTAAAGTAAGATATATTTTCCTTTTAAATCTCTTGAAATAACCGTAGGCTCAATATTTAAAATATCAATCATATGAGCCTACCTCCCATTAAAATCCCAGGTCTGCAAAACCATTATTAGATGTCTGCGGTGGCGTCTGCTTAGAAGCAGCTCTGGACATATCCTTGCTCTTCTGATTTTCAAGTCTAAGCTTTCTATCAGCAAGAGCGTTCTGAATTTCTGCATTATCAAATGCAAAATCGCCTTCCAGAGGTTCCTGCGAACCACCAGTAATAATCAAATCACTTCTATTAATGGTTCTGGTCTTCTCAATCGGCTCACCAAAATCAACTTCCTCAATAATTGTTTCAGTTGTTGCGGAAAAATCAAGACGACCATTTGCCTTTACAGTATCACCAACATTCCAATATGTAGAAACCGCATCAATGACTCCGGCGCTCTGTGCGTACATCGGAACTACATCTACCTTACCACCATACTGTGGAATAATAGCATCAATCTTATATCTTCCTGTCGGCTCGCCATTTCTATCAATTTCTTCTGCCTTATTTGCGACTACAAACTCAGCTGTATAAGTTGCTTCAGGCTTACAATCTCCCTTATTAATTCTTGTAACAAAAGAAGAATTAATCCTTGGGAAAGAGATAAGTCTACCATCCTGACTATAGTATTCATTCATACGAACACTACCACTAGTAATTCTGACTCTATCAGCGCCGTCTTCACCATTCTCGGATGCGGCAATACTGACATATTCATCCATTACCTTTTTAATAGATTCATAAGCCGGATTCGGGGTACCCTTGTTAGTCAGCTTAGATGCGAACATATGAACAGGAATTGCGAGTTCCTTTTCCTCTCCGCTAATCTTCTGCGTAACTTTAACAATAATATGACCACCAATTGAATCCACAGTCTGCCCATTTTTATTAAAATGACCAGGCTTAATATCAATTTCAGCAAGAATACCTTCTACTTTACATCTATTTTCGGCTTGTCTTAACATTTATTTTTTTCTCCTGTTTATCTGTTTCTGTTCATTTAGTTCGTTAAATAAAATAATAAATCTTGGAGGGTATAAACCCTCCGATCTATTAAAAATTACTCATCATCGCTCGGAACGAAAACCTTTCCTTCATCGGTCAGAACTACATAAGTAACTGGCTTCTCTGCGCCTTCTACTTCAACCTTTTCTCTAACTGCCAGACCCTTCTTTGTCAGGTCAGTAACATTTGCACCAACGGATCTCTCTGTTCTATCAAGAGCAGTTGCCAGCTCAGGAACGGAAACCTTACCACCATTGTTCTTTACATACTCAAATACTTCGTTAGACTTTTCTGTCAGCTTCATAATCTTTTTTCTCCTTTTAAATAAATAATTTAGTTTAGTTTAGTTTGTTTTGAAAGTTTTTCTTTTCCTTAACTTTCTATATATATTATATATTAAATTTTATTAAAACTCAAATTTTGATAGCTCTTTTTTTCTTAAAAAATTGTCATTCCAATAACGCTTGTACTGTCAGTAATTTTAATTGTCTTTGTACCTTGCGCGCCTTTGCTTAAAAGATTAACATCAGATAATTTAATTTTAATTTGAGTTTTATTTGCAACAACTATAACTTCTGTTTCTGTACTAATTGGTAAGAAAGAAACTAATTCATCAGTATTATCTTTTAACTTATGGATTTTCCCACCTTTAACTCCTCTATTAGTTATAGAGAAGTCACTTATTGGAGTTCGCTTAGTATAACCCATTTTACTAATACTAATAATTTCTTTAGTATTGTTTGGAATTTCTTTTGCAGATACTAATTGATCTCCTTCGTTTAATTTAATTCCTTTTACTCCTTTGGCAACACGACCAATAGAACGTACATCTTTGGTTTCACAAATTACGAACTGGCCGCGCGCTGTAAGCATACCAACACGACTATCATTCGTTACAGCTACAGAACATATTTCATCATTTGTTTCTAAAGTTATAGCCTTTGCACCTGTCTGTCTTGTAACATTATATTCGCTTAACTTACTTTTCTTCATAAATCCGTGTTTTGTAAAAAAGATAATATTGTTTTCATTATCTTTGAGAGTTTCTTTATCGACTACTCTCATATAACAAACTTCTTCTTCACTACCCATAGCGCAAACTGATTCAACTGGAACTACTTCACCAGTTGGAATATCAGCTAATTTAGAATGATAATAGTTTCCGCTTTTTGTAAAGAAAAGAATTATGCTTTTATTATCTCCATTTTGAGTAGAAATAATAAATTCTCCCTTATTCATTTTAAATTTTTTACCTACGCCGCCTCTACTTTGAGAATAAAGTGAGGATACTTCATGAACATAGATGTTATTTAAATTAGATAGGTTGATAGATAATTTACGTAATTCTTTTGGCTCATCATCCTCGTTTTCAATATTTAGGATTTGAGTGCGTCTACTATCACCAAATTTTCTTGAAACTTCATTCCATCCATTTATTAATTGTTCATTGAATTTGTCTTCATTATTAAGAATAGTTCGAAGTTCTTCAATTTCAGATTCAAGTTTCTTTTTTTCGTTTTCAATTTTTTCCACTTCTAAATGAGCAAGTCTTGATAACTTTAAATCAAGTACTGCTTTAGCTTGCGCGCCATCTAAGAGAAATTTTTCTTGTAATGACTTACTTGCTACAGCAGTAGTAGCTGATTTTTTAATTACTTGTACTACTTCATCAATAGAAGCCAAACAAATTAATAAACCATCTAAAATATGAACTCTTGCTAACTTCTTATTAAGGTCAAATTCAAAACCTCGTCTATATACTATTTTCTCATGGTTAATATGAGATTGTAATAACTCTTTCCAGCCAAATATTTTTGGAAAACGACCATTTTCTAACATGGTCATATTAATTCCATAATAAGATTGAAGTGAGGTATTTTTATATAAGAATTTTAATAAACGGTCTGGATTAGCATTTCTTTTAAGATAAATTTTTATATTTGGAGAAGAACCAGTTAAGTCATTAAACCTTTCAATACCTGGATT